GTGCGCAGCGCGCTCTTGCGGGCCTCCACAGCATGGCCGTAGAGCCGAGTAATGATCGTTTTCGTTCCTTCTATAGTGTTGGCATGTTTCATCGCCACCTCATAACGCGGCCAGTCCGTCAGTAGAGCCTCAATCATTGAAGCCACCGAACTGAGCCGCGGGCGGCGGTCACCACCACCTTCGTTGAGGATCAATCCGTCGAGGGTTGAGATCACCACGTCATGATTGGCCACGGTGGCTGCCAGACGCGGCACGAACTCACGCATCTGTAGCGTGTTCGGCCTTTCTTCTTCGAGTGCGGCCTCCATCTCGTCAAGTAGTGCGGCAGTCTGCCCATATTCAGGTGGCAGCGGTATCTCCATACGCTGGCCCCAGTGTTCGATAAACAGCTTCATCGGGCGAACGAGGGTGCGCACGTGTTCCAGTAGCGCTTCACGGCGTTCCGAAACAAGTCTGTAGGCAGCGGTAATCCGTTCGTCCGCCTCGATGCGCTCTTTCAGACGCGCGATGACGGCTTCACGGTCGATGTCCTGTTCGCAGACTGGACATGTTTCCAACCCAACCGCCTCGATAGCTTCCTTGCCCCGTACTAGCAGGTCAGTCAGGATCGCATCGATCCGCGTTTCAAGCTCGCGGTCCAGATCGTCCAGGGCGGCGGTCAGTGCGTTGAGCATCTCGTCAAGGTCACTTGCCCGGCCGAGATGCTGGGCTTCCGTTTTCAGCGCCCCAAGCGCCGCGAGCCGCGCATTCTGTTCGGCACCGCCCAATTCGCCTGCGACTTGAGCCTGCCTGCTTTCTAGCTCAGTCCTGGCCGAGATTTTCGCTAGCTCCAGCTCCCGCAGAATAGCGTTCAGCCGCTCCAACAAGGCCGTCTCGGTGAGCGACTCCCCCGCGTCCAAACCGAATATTGTCCGTAACGGGCGTTCCCTTTCGGCGACCGTGGCGGCAGCACTGTCGTGTGCCGCTTCCAGTTGGTCCTTCCAATCTTTCAGGCCATCTTCAACATCCTGGTACACGCCAAGATTCATGAAGGGCTCCAGCAGTGAGTACCGGCCGCTCGGCTCTTCGGTGATAAACCGCAGCAGCATATGCCGCCGCAGCACGAAGCTCGCGTTGCGTGCCGTCGCAATCCATGCTCGATCATCGTCGGAAATGTCATCCGGCTCATGATCAGGTGCCAACGTAAATGCCGGGCCGCTGCCGGAAACCTCGACTGCGATGTCAGGTTCGCCGCCGCAAATATGGGGGGCGCCGGTTTCCCAGTTCACATTCAGGCGTCTAACGGGATAGAGGCTGGTTCTGGCGCTGATGGCGTATTCAAGCGCGTCGACGATCGAACTCTTGCCCACGCCGTTTGGGCCGAAGATGACCATACCCCTGGCCCCAATGGGGAGATCGGGCCAGTCGCGCGGAATGCCGCGCACGCTACGTGCCCTCAGAGTCCTCAGCTTCATTGCCTTACCCTTCCGCCGCCAGGACCGCTCTGAGCCGTTCCAGCGCAGCCGGGTTCGGGCCAGCGAGGTCTTCTAGAACGGCTTCTTTCACTGCGCCGTCAATCGAATTGTCGGCTGCAATCCGATCGCGGAGCGCAGATAGTGCCTTTTCGGAGGGGGTTGCCGCGTCGTCGGCAGGCATTGTGATCCTCCCTTAGTCGCTGCGTCGGTAATTCTGCAATAACGAGTGTCCCTTTCAACGAAAAACCCCTTGGGACCATGGGTACCGGCGCGAGCATTATGAGCTGCGTGACCTCACCTCGCCAGGGGCGTTACGCGCCCCGACAACAGCCAGGGATCGACCGAAGCCGGTTGCAGCGCCTCACCGTTCAAGGCGCGCTGTATGCCACCTTGGGAGAGGGGGCACACTCTGGGAAGTACGCCCCAATCCTCCGCCGCCCGCTTCCACGGTGCTTCCAGGCAAGAAAAAACGGCTTAGCCTTGTGAGGCTAAGCCGTTGATATGTTTGGTTGCGGGGGTAGGATTTGAACCTACGACCTTCAGGTTATGAGCCATAATAGGCACAATATCTAGAGTCTTGATTTGTTGACATGATTTTCCGGTCACTATCTATTCCGCTGTAATACAAAGCATTTTCGTTGACTTCATCTGTAACGCCTCGCAAGATCGCGCCATAAGGCTCAATTCGATGTGTTGACATAGTGTTGACACGAGGAGGCGCGATGGCCGAGAGACTGACCGATGCCCTGGTCCGCAGGGCGAGCGCGGGGGACCGCCCGCAAGTGTTCTTTTGGGATGCCGACGTGAAGGGATTCGGGCTCCGGGTGACCAACCGGGGAGCCAAGTCCTTCGTCCTCGATTATCGGGTCAAGGGCCGGCAGCACCGCATCACCATCGGCAGCTACCCGGACTGGTCGGTGGCTGCCGCCAGGGCCGAGGCCTGCGACCTCAAGCGCGAGGTGGACAGGGGCCGCGATCCCATGGGCGAGCGCCACGCCGACCGGGCGGCGCCCACCATGACGGACCTGTGGGACCGCTACAAGCGGGACCACCTTCCCCGCAAGGCCAAACGCTCCCAGGTGGACGAGCGTATCATGTGGGAGAAGCTGATCCTGCCGGAACTCGGCAAGTACAAGGTGATGGATGTTTCTCACGACCAGGTCGAGGCCCTGCACCGCAAGATCACCAAGGAACGCGGCACCCCTGTGCGCGCCAACCGCGTCGTCGAGGTCCTGCGCAAGGCCTACAATCTGGCGATCCGCTGGGAGTGGTGCGAGAACAACCCGGCGTCCGGCATCCAGAAGAACCGTGAGGAAAAGCGAGAGCGTTTCCTCTCGCCCGAGGAACTGGCCCGGCTGTCGGCGGCCCTCGATGATCATGGCGAGCCGGTTTCCGCGAACGTCATCCGCCTGTTGATGCTCACCGGCGCGCGCAAGAGCGAGGTGCTGACCGCCACCTGGGACATGTTCGATCTCGACAAGGGCGTCTGGGTGAAGCCCTCGGCCCATACCAAGCAGCGCCGGGAACACCGTGTGCCCCTGTCGGCGGCCGCCCTGGCCCTGCTCCGGGAAATGAAGAAGACCGCCACCGGCAATTACGTCTTCCCCGGCAAATCCGACGACCAGCCGCTGACCGATATCAAGCGGTCCTGGGAATCGGTCTGCGTCAAGGCCAAGCTGGCTGATCGGGTAGAAAAGCGCAACCGGCAGGGCAAGGTCATGAAGGACAAGGACGGAAATCCGGTGATGACGTGGAAACCCAACGTCCGCATCCATGACCTGCGCCATTCCTTCGCCTCGCTGCTGGTCAGCGGCGGTGCGTCATTGCCGATGATCGGCGCCATGCTCGGCCACACCCAGGTGCAGACCACCCAGCGCTACGCCCATCTCTACGACGAGCCCTTGCGCGAGGCCGCCGAGCATGTCGGCAACACCATCGGCAGCGCCATCGCCAAGGCCATGGAGACGGCCCATGCCGATTCTTGATTACGGCCCGATTCTCGCGCCTGGCGGCATGTACCGGGCACAGCTCGCCGTCCGCGCCGTCATGGCCTGGCCCGATGATATCGAAGCCCGGCGCCAATACCTCGCCACCGTCATATCCATGCACCTTGCCGAACTGCAGCAGAAGAGCACGGATCTCCCGGACCCGCTCACCGAGAAGAACTGGGAAGAGACCATCGCCGCCATCGAAGAACGGGAAGACTGGCTGGCCACCGTCGATCAGGTGGGAGAATGGTTCGCCGAGGCCGGCGGCCACGCATCCGTTGCCCACGCACCCGGCTTCCAATCCTTTCAGAAGGACATGAGTTCTCGCCTCGGTCATTGGTTCGCGGCCGGGCTGATCCTGGCCTTGATTCGCCGCATGGCGAAGCACCATGGCGATCTGCCGGGCGGCGCCAGCGTCAACAAGGCGGTGTTCATCCTGGAACGGGTCAACCTGCCCATGGTACCGCGCAACAGCCACGACCTGCGCAAAGCCTGGAGGACCTACAAACCGGTCGCGCATTTCTGTGCCGCGCTGTTCGACTGGTTCATGATTGCGCTGAATACGGGCGGCACGCCCGAGGAAATCGCCGCCGTACTGGAGGAACAACTCAACGACGAATTCCTGATGTTCCTCTCCGAGGCGGAAGCCTACATGGAGTTCGGCCTGTCGTATCGACCTCCACGCGCCAAGGCGCAGACGCTGCTCGATCCCGAGGACACTTGGATTCTGCCCGAGCACCGCCCCTGGATGAAGTCGCCCATGGTGCCCCTCCCCTTCGACGACCTCCTCATGGGCGTGGCCAAGGAATACCGAGCTCCGATCCCCGGCGCCTGACTACTGAGCGCCCCCCGCTCAGTAGATAACCCTCTCGGCTCATCAGTATCGGACGACCAGGGATGTCGCTATCTCTCGTGCGAAGGCGGCCAAATACGCCGCCCGGCAAGAGAGGTATCGCACATGACAGACACGACCACCGGGGTTGCGGAAACCGGCGCGCGGGATATCTTCGACGGCTACATCGACGAGCATGAATACTGCCGCCAGCGCGGCGTTTCGCTACGGACGGCGCAACGCGACCGGCAATTGCGCCAAAGCCCGCCCTACATCACCGTCGGAAAACGGGTGCTGTACCGCATCGAGGCCGTCCGCGCCTGGCTTCGCGACCAGGAGCGCCATGTCGAACGCAGGGCCAGAGCGCCCCGCGCGGGAGGCCGGCGATGACCGACACCCTGGGCGGCGACCTTTTGATCGGCGCGGCCGAGATCGCCCGCCACGTCTTCGGCAGCGATGAGCCGCGTTTCCAGCGCCGGGTCTATTACCTGACCTCGGCCGCCAAGTGCCGGCTGCCCCATTTTCGCATCGGCTTCCAGCTGGCAGCGCGCAAATCGACCATCCGCGAATGGATCGAGCGCCAAGAAGACTGCCGATGACAGCCACCACACTCGGCCACGCCCGAATGTACCTGTCCCTCGGCTTCGCCGTGCTGCCGTTGCACTTCCCGTTCAAACGGGATGGCGGGCTCCTGTGCTCCTGCACCCGGGAAGACTGCCGGCAGCCGGCCAAGCATCCTTTTGGACGACTGGTGAGGAACGGCCTCAAGGACGCGAGCAAGGACGCCGACACGGTGACGCGCTGGTTCGCCAACACCTCGCTCAACATCGGCATCGTCACCGGCGCCGTCAGCGATATCATCGCCCTCGACGTCGATCCCCGTCATGGCGGCGACGAGACCCTGGCCGCACGCGAACGGGAACATGGCCCCCTTCCCGAGACATGGCGGTTCTTGACCGGTGGCGGCGGCGAGCACATCTTGTTCCGCCACTCTGGCCATAGAGTCCCGAACAGCGTCGGCGCTCTTGGTCCCGGCCTCGACATTCGTGGCGACGGCGGATACATCGTTGCCCCGCCATCTCGGCACATCTGCGGACGCCCCTACGCCGTCTCCGTCGACCACCATCCCGAGGACGTTCCGCTCGCCGACGCCCCGGACTGGCTGCTCGCCCGCATCGCCACCTCCAGGAAGGCGGACAAGGCCAAGAGGACCGCCGAATGGCGTGGCATAAGCCGTGACGGCGCCGCCAACGGCGAGCGCAACGTCACCATCGCGCGGCTCGCCGGCCTGCTGCTCGGACGGCGCATCGACCCGCATGTCTGCCTCGACCTGATGCTGGCCTTCAACGCAACGCGCTGCCGCCCGCCCCTCCAGGACGCCGAGGTCGCCGCCACCGTCGCCAGCATCGCGCGGCGCGAAAACGCCGGCCGCAAGGAACGCCGCGAGGGGGGATGCGCCCATGGCTGATATCCATGCCCTGTTCGACGACATGCTCAAGCGCGGCGAGGACGGCGCCGCCGATTTCACCGCCCGTCCGGTCGAGTATTCCGACGAATCCCTCGCCCAGCGGTTCACGGCGCGCCACGAGCATGAGCTGCGTTTCGTCAACCTCTGGGGCCGTTGGCTCATGTGGGATGGCCGGCGCTGGCGCCAGGACGAAACCCTCAAGGCATTCGATCTCGCCCGCGCCATCGCCCGCGAAGCCTCGGCGGAGATCGCGGAACAGGACGGCTCCATCAAGCTCGCCTCCTCCGTCGCCAGTGCCAAGACGGTCGCCGCCATCGAGCGGCTCGCCAAGGCCGACCGCCGCCATGCATCGGTGACCGAGGACTGGGACGCCGATCCCTGGCTGCTCAACACGCCCGACGGCACCGTCGATCTCAGGACCGGGGATCTTCGCCCGCACAACCGCGACGATCTCATTACCAAGATCGCCGCCGTCTCTCCCCGAGGCGAATGCCCCCTCTGGCTCGGCTTCCTCGATCGCGTGTTCGACGGCGACCAGGGCCTCGTGGCCTTCAGCCGGCGCATCTTCGGCTACGGCCTGACCGGCTCGATCCGCGAGCATGCCCTGTTCTTTCTTTACGGCACCGGCGGCAACGGCAAGGGCGTGTTCCTCAACACCTGGCACGGCATTCTCGGCGAATACGCCGCCATCGCGCCCATGGAGACCTTCACCGCCAGCAAGACCGACCGCCACCCCACCGATCTCGCCATGCTGCGCGGCGCGCGCACCGTCATCGCCCAGGAGACCGAGGAAGGCCAGCGCTGGGCGGAATCCAGGATCAAGGCCATGACTGGCGGCGACGCCATCTCGGCCCGCTTCATGCGCCAGGACTTCTTTACCTACACGCCCCAGTTCAAGCTGATGATCGCCGGCAATCACAAGCCGTCCCTTCGCAACGTCGACGAGGCGGTGCGCCGGCGCTTCAACCTGATCCCCTTCACCGTCACCATTCCGCCCCAGGAGCGCGACCCCGATCTTCCCGACAAGCTCAAGGCCGAATGGCCGGGCATCCTCGCCTGGGCCATCGAAGGCTGCCTCGAGTGGCAACGCATCGGCCTCGCCCCGCCGCCCGCCGTGCTCGACGCCACCGAGGGCTATCTCGCCGACGAGGACGCCATCGGGCGCTTCCTCGCCGAGCGTTGCGAGATCGCCGGACCTGGCGAGGACTCCCTCGAAGAGGTCAAGGACCTGTACGCGTCCTGGCGCGACTGGTGTTCGACCACCGGCGAGTACGCGGGCACCATCAAGCGGTTCAGCCAGAACATCGAGGCGCGGCATTACGAGCGCCGGCAGCACCCGCGCACCCGGCGGGCCTGCTTCGCCGGTCTGCGCCTGGTGATCCACGCGCCCACCATGGGAATGGGAGAAGACCATGCCGGCCTTGCCAACACGGTGTTCTGAAAACGGCGGAATTCCGCCATTCGAAGGGATCGAAGGTGACCGTCCTTATAGGACGTACGCGCGCGCGTACGCGCGCGAAACGCCTGATAAGGGAGCATCCCTTCGATCCCTTCGCACGGCGCACACCGGCGGCCCAGGACGCGCACGGGCGGCAAGTGTCGCGGGCAGCGCGGGTCCTGTCGGGCCAATTCGTATGCGGTGGTGCCAAGCGCAAAACCCGTCCAGCGTGAGGCCCGCAAATGCCTAAACTCAACGCCACCGAGACCAAGTCGGCGTTCGCCGCCCGCGTCGGGCTCACTAAGGGCCGCATCTCGCAGCTGGTCGCCGAGGGCCTGCCGGTGCGCCGTGACGGCAAGATCGATGTGGATGCCGGCCTCGCCTGGATCGAGAACAACCTGGACCCGGCCCGGCGCAACAAGGGCGGTGCCGCCGCCGTTACGGCCAAGTCGGCCACCCTGGCCGAAGCCAGGCGCCTGCATGAGATCGTCAAGGTCCAGCGCGCCAAGCTCGCCTTTGAGCGTGAGAAAGGCCTACTGATCGACGCGGAGGCCGCCGAGCGCACCGTCTTCGCCCGCGCCAAGGCCGAGCGCGACGCCCACATCGCCTGGGTGCAACGCTCCGCGCCGGTCATGGCCGCCGAACTGGGTGTCGAGACCGGCCTCGTCTTCGCCGTGCTCGACCGGCTGATGCGCGAGCACCTGGAGCATCTGGCCGCGACGCCGCTGGAAGGACTGTTCCATGCCGACGGCGACTGAGCACGCCCCCTCGCCGGACAACCTCTTCCTGTGGAAGATCGACTGGGCCTGGCGCAAGGCCATGCAGCCCGAGCCGCAGATCCCGGTTTCCGAATGGGCCGACCGCCACCGCATGCTGCCCGACACCGCCGCCGAACCCGGGCGCTGGCGCACGGCGCGCACGCCTTATCTCCGCGAGATCATGGACTCCCTGTCCACGGGCAGCCTCTACGAGCGCGTCGTCATGATGAAGGGCGCGCAGACGGGCGGCACGGAAGCGGGCCTGAACTGGCTGGGCTACATCATCCAGAACGCCCCCGGTATCGTCATGCTGGTTCAGCCGTCGCTCGACATGGTGCGCCGGAACACGGTGACGCGCATCGATCCGCTGATCGCGTCCAGTTCCGTCCTTCGCGACCTGGTGGCGACGCCGCGCTCGCGGGACGCCGGCAACAGCCTGTTCCGCAAGTCCTTCCCCGGCGGCCAGCTGGTGATGACCGGGGCTAATTCCGCCATCGGCCTGCGCTCGACGCCGGTGCGCTACCTGTTCCTCGACGAGGTGGACGGCTATCCCGGCGATGCCGACGGCGAGGGCGATCCCGTCGCCTTGGCGATCCAGCGCACCGCCACCTTCAAGGGGCGGCGCAAAATCCTCATGGTCTCGACGCCGACGCTGAAGGGCTACTCCCGCATCGAGGCCGCCTTCGAGGAGTCGGATCAGCGGTACTATCATGTGCCCTGCCTGCACTGCGGCGACATGGCGCCCATCACCTGGGCGCGCATTCGCTGGCCGGAAGGCCGACGCCAGGATGCCTTCCTCATCTGCGAGGCCTGCGGCGGCGTTCACCATGAACACGACAAGGTGCGGCTGCTGGAGGCGGGCGAATGGCGGGCAACAGCAAATGGAGATGGGCGCACCGCCGGGTTCCATCTGTCGGCGCTTTATTCGCCCTGGGAGACCTGGGCCGAGATTGCCATCGAGCACGGCAAGGTGCGCAAGGACCCGCCTCGTCTCCAGGTCTGGGTCAACACCAAGCTGGGCGAATCCTGGGAGGACCAGGCCGGGGACACCGTGCCCGCCGATCCGCTGATGGACCGGCGCGAGGACTGGGGCGGCACTCTGCCCGAGGCCGTCGCCGTCCTCACCGCCGGCGTCGATGTCCAGGGCGACCGGCTGGAACTCCAGGTCGTTGGCTGGGGCCGGGACGAGGAATCCTGGGTGGTCGACTACCAGGTGATCTGGGGCGATCCGTCCGGGCCACATGTTTGGGCCGATCTCGACCTTGCCCTGCAGGCCACCTACGCCCACGCCAAGGCGGTGCCCGATCTGCCGATCCGCGCCGCCGCCATCGACACCGGCGGCCACCACACCAAGGCGGCCTACGAGTTCTGCCGCACTCGGCTCAATCGGCGCGTCTGGGCGATCAAGGGACGCGGCGGCATGGGCGTTCCCGTCTGGCCGCGCCGCCCGACCCGATCCAATAAGGGGAAAATACCGCTGTTCATCGTTGGCGTCGATGCCGTCAAGGATGCCCTATTTGCTCGGCTCAAGCTAACCGAGTCGGGCCCGGGATTCGTGCACTTCTCCCGTGACCGGGATGCGGAATACTTCCGCCAGTTGACCGCCGAGCGCGTCGTCACGCGCTTCGAGCGCGGCCGCCCGATCCGCTCCTGGCAGCCCAAGCGCGACGGCGAGCGCAACGAAGCCCTGGATACCTTTGTCTATGCCAGCGCCGCCCTCCAGGGCCTGATCAGCATGGGGCTCAGGCTCAACGACGAGGCTGACGCAGTGGCGGCGGCGAAGCGGCGGATAGACGGCCCATCGCCGTCGACCAAGCCCTCAGCATTGGTGATTCGGTCGACGTGGATTGGTCTTTAATCTGCTGATTCTGACCGATGGGTGGTGTTAATCTGATTGTCTATCCGAATTGCAGCAATCAGCGGAGAGTACAATGTGAAGGGAGAAGTGCATTCGTCCACTCATAGCGACCGGATGCGAAAGGTCGGGCAGAAGAACACCCGTCCAGAAATTCTGGTACGACAAGTGCTGCATGCGATGGGACATCGATTCCGCCTTCACCGAAAGGATCTTCCAGGCGTCCCCGACATCGTACTGCCTCGCCTCCAGACGGTTGTCTTTGTACACGGATGTTTTTGGCACCAGCATCCTGGGTGCCCCCGTGCTCGACGCCCCAAAACCCGTGTTGCCTATTGGAACGCCAAATTGGACGGCAACATAAAGAGAGACAGGCGGAACATCGACGAACTGGAGCGACTGGGCTGGAATGTTGTAGTGATATGGGAATGCCAGACGATTAAGGTTCCAAACGAGGTAGAGACCTATCTGGAAGCAACCTTACGCTCTTGCAATGGCCGATGACGGCTTCGATGGCGGACCATCATCGAAGTTCCCGTTTGATCTGGCCGTGGACACCGCGCTTTTTGCCCGATCGGAAGACTCGGCCCGGTTTCGGCGCATCGTAGCTCTGATAGCCCTTGTCTACATAGGCCGCTCGATCTCGCGTCCGGTGAGGGCCTCGGTCTCCGTGATGACCTGCTTCAAGGTGTGGCCGTCTTACGGATTGCCGGGCAGGGCCTTGGCATGGAGGATGAACTGGCCGCCCGTTTGGCGACCCGGGCATAAGACTGGCGAAGCGGCACGCCATGGCTCCTCGCCAGCTTGCCGAGGTGGTGGATCGCGACATCGAGAAGCTTGGCATCGGTCGGAAAGGTGACGTTCTTCGGCTGCACCGTGGTGTCCGCCGTAGAGTATTGACTGGATTACTTGGGCGTTTTCATGCTACACAATATCTTGCTGGATCATCCTAATTGGGTACCATAGAGTGTAGCTGTCAGGCTTGAGTGAGTGACATGAGGTGAAGGGCAGTTTACGAATGTATGTTCATTCAGAGAGCGCAGAAAGATCCCAATCCTTTACTGGCGTCAGCCTGTTTTCCGGGGGCGGTATCGGTGATCTTGCGCTTCGGGCATCTGGGGTAAACGTGCTGGTCGCTTCAGAGTTGCTTCCGGATCGAGCAGCGGTTTTCCGCTCCAATTACCCTGAAATCAAAATGATCGAGGGCGATATTCGGGTGACAAAGGAGCAGATCATTCAGGAAGCAAAGGCAAGGCTCCAAGGACGAAACCTCGACATCCTTTTTGCCACACCGCCATGCCAAGGCATGTCCAAGAACGGTCGCGGAAAGCTGCTACGAGGAATTCGCTCGGGCGCAAAGCCGAAACTGGACCAGCGTAATAGGCTTGCTCTTGATGCAATTGACGTAGCCGTTGCGCTAGAGCCCAAGTTAGTAGTCTTTGAAAATGTTCCCGAGATGCAAAATGCTCTCGTTGAACATGAAGGCCAGATGCGTGACCTATTGGAGGTGATGTCCGATTTCATGGGTCCATCTTACGACGGACGTTGGGAAGTGGTCGAATTTGCCGACTACGGCGTGCCGCAGCGACGCCAAAGGCTGATCACAGTCTTCGCCAAGAACAAGAAGAAGGGACCGAACTCTCAAGAGAGCCAATCATGGCGCGTTCTGCCGGAACCAACTCACTCGCAGAATCCGAATATGTTTACTAAGCCTTGGGTTACCGTTGATGAAGCCCTGAAAGGCGTACCTCCGCTTGATGCCCGCAGTGCTTCTACTGCTCGTTCGAAGACTATACCATTTCATCGAGTTCCTACTTTGGATGCCGACAAGTACTTTTGGGTTTCCAATACGCCCCCAGGCAAAGGCGCATTCGACAATCAGTGTGTGAACCCATCGTGCGAATTCGACGGCAATACAACTCATGGGGCAAAACACAATTCCGAAGGCATCAATCAAGCGAACCGTGGTACTCCACTCCATTGCATTAAGTGCGGAGAACTACTTCCGCGCCCTTGGGTGAAGGGTGAAGATGGGTATCGATTGATGTCAGGCTTCACTAGCGCATACAAACGCATGCGCGGAGATCTGCCTGCGAGTGCACTCACCAGAAACCTATCGTACGCTTGCTCGGATCAAAAACTTCACCCTCGGGAGAACCGGGTTCTGTCTCTCCATGAGGCCTTCATACTACACACAGTCAATGAATTTCCGTTTTCTTGGAGCCGTGACGATGGAAAGAATATTTCGGACAAGACCATCCGCGAGATAATCGGCGAGAGCATTCCCCCAAAGGGCCTAGAGGTGGTGTTCAAGCACCTGATCGAAACTCTCCTTGGCCAGAATTCGGCGGCTGCAGCTGCTTGATGGCAGTCAACATTAATCCCTCCTTGTTCCGACGATCAAAGAATGATGCATACGCGTCCGAATTGATTACTGTGACCCAGCCTTCATACATCTTTTTCACGCCGTCTCTCGTCATAATAGAAACCGAAGTGGTGCGCCCTCCGCCTTCTTTAGGCTGCACGATCTTGCCCCAGTCATCTTCAACCAGATCACCCCGATAGAAGACGGCTGCAACTGTTGGGCACCCCTCGATGAAGTCCCAGAAAATGCCAAACAGATGATTGGTTTCACGGTGATGGGCCTTCCAATCGTATCCGGTTGCAACTTGAATGCGCTGGTCCCCAATACCAGGTTTTTCGAAGCCCCGCTTCAGGCACTGCGCTGGTGTCGGGACACTTCCGCAGGTTGCTTTCACCTCGAAACCACCTGTCAGAAAAGGGCTAAACGGTCCTTTTTCACGCAGTCTTCTCGCAAGCGCTTCCCATGCCCTTGCGCCATCGGCATCCATCAGAAGAAGATCTGGATAACCATCTTGGTGTGGATTCTTCCGCAAGAGGTCAGGATGCTCCAAGATCATTGCCGCAGCGAATACTTCACCAACAAAGGCGCTTAGGTTTCGCATCCCCAATATCTCAAAGATATTCACTTCAAAGTGAGTAAGCTTATTAACAATCGTACGCGTCCGGTGTACGGCTCTTTCAATTTCGCATGGCTGTAGGGCATATCCTCTAGGGCCGACAATCGATGCGTCTGGATTGGTAATGTATTCGAATTCAGATGTCATTTTTATGCTGCCAAATTAATGTCTGCCACGTCCACGAACGAGAGACAGCGGCATTATTCAGTCCAAACCAGATCGTCTGGCCCGCCGCGAAGCCACATGCTGCTCAATGGAAATATCAGCAAAAGTCTTGGAACACAATCGTATGGGGTCCCCGGCTGCGTGTAGACGATCCGCGGGCGACCGGCTGCGCAACCCCGACCAGCTCCGCCGGTCGCCCGCTACCATCGAGCCGGCGGAAGCGTTATGAAGAGCCAGGACTCTCATTATCCGTGAGGGACCGAAGGGGAGCAGGTCATCCGAGTTCAGCGAAACGGCGCTGATCTTGTTCGCGACTTCAAGACCGGTGACAAACAACGCCCACAAAGATTGATTTAATAGTGTCCACTATACATTCCCAATCTCTCCGAATAGCCAAGGAATCCGCGCCGCGCGAGAATCAGCGGCATGCGGAATCTCTTTCGACGACTTCTCGGCCTTGGCAGCACCCGCGCCTTTGACGCGGCGGGTGGCGGTCGCCGTTGGGAATCTGCGCGCACGGTCGATGGCCTGAACGCGGCGATCCTGGCGGGCGCGACCACGGCGGCACGCCGGGCCGGGTGGTATGCGCGGAACAACCCGTGGGTCGCGACGGCGGTGGACAGCCTGGTCGGCAACGTGGTCGGCGCTGGCATCAAGCCGCAATCTACCCATCCCGACCGCGCCGTGCGCGAGACCTTGCAAGCCCTCTGGCTGCGCTGGACCGATCATGCCGACACCGGCGGCCTGGCCGACTTCCACGGCCTGCAATCCATGGCGGTGCGGGCCATGATCGAGAGCGGCGAGAGCTTCGCCCGGCTCCGTGTCTCGCCCGAGGCCGGTTTCTCCGTTCCTCTTTCCATCGAGCTTCTGGATCGCGAGCAGGTCCCGACCGACCTGCATCGCGAGATCGGCGGCGGAGCGCGCATCCGCGCCGGCATCGAGTTCGACTCTGCCGGCCGCCGCGTCGCATACCGGGTCCTTTCCTCCCGCCCCGGCGACCCGCTCGGTCCCCTCCGCATGGACCCCCTGCGCGTTCCCGCCGCCGATTTCCTGCACCTGTTCAAGCCGCTCGCCGCCGGGCAGCTGCGGGGCATCACCTGGCTGGCCCCGGTCCTGCTGCGCCTCCACGAACTCGACCAGTTCGAGGACGCGGCGTTGGTCAAGGCCAAGGTGGCGGCGCTGTTCACCGGCTTCATCACCGACCCGGACGGCACCGTGGGTGGCCTGTCGGGTACCAACACCTCGGGTGTCCTCACCGTCGGCATGGAACCGGGTAGCCTGATCCCGCTGCCTCCGGGCGCCGACATCCGTTTCTCGACGCCGACCGAGCACGACGCCTACGCGCCCTTCGTCAAGAACCACCTCCGCGCCGTCGCCGCTGGCATGGGCCTTCCCTACGAGTTGGTCTCGGGCGACCTCGAAGGCGTCACCTATTCCAGCATTCGCGCCGGGCTGATCGAGTTCCGCCGCCGTGTCGAGCAGCTGCAGCACAACATCGTCGTCTACCAGTTCTGCCGCCCGGTGTGGGAACGCTTCGTCCGCCTCGCCGTGCTGTCGGGCGACCTGCCAGTCCGCGACTTCGACAAGAACGCCGACGCCTACCTCGGCTGTCAATGGCTTCCGCCAAAGTTCGACTACGTGGACCCGAAGAAGGATGTGGAGGCGGAGATTCTCGCCATCGACGCCGGCCTCAAGTCCCGAACCCAGGCCATCTCCGAGCGCGGGTACGACGCCGAGAACATCGACGCCGAGATCGCCGCCGACAAGGAACGCGCCGATGCCCTGGGCCTCTGCTTCGAGTCTCGCCGGACGGCGCAGCAACAGGAGACCGCCCATGCCTGACGCCATCACCCTGATCACCCGGCGCGCCAGCTTCACGCCCCGGTCCGTCAACCAGGAAGCGCGCACCGTCGAGGTAATCTGGTCCACGGGCGCGCCCGTCAAGCGGCGGGACTTCGACGGCAGCTACATAGAGCGCTTGAGCCTCGACCCGAAGGCCGTCGACCTGTCCCGGCTCATTGGCGCGAGTGTCCTCGACGCCCATCGCCAGACGGCGGTCCGCGACGTGCTCGGCACCGTCCGCGACGCCGCCGTTACCGGCAAGGAGGGCACGGCGACCATCCAGTTCTCGGCCCGGCCCGAGGTCGAGCCCATCTGGCAGGACGTGACCGCCGGCATCCTACGCCATGTCAGCGTCGGCTACTCGGTCGAGGAATGGGCCGACAGTACCGAGGACGGCACCCGCGTCCGCACCGCGATCCGCTGGACGCCGCACGAGATTTCCCTTGTTCCCTCGCCCGCCGATCCGGGAGCAACCGTTCGCATGGAGGATAGCATCATGGAACCACGAACCGCCGCGCCCGAGGACGACCCGGCGCATGCCACCATCACCAATGACAACACCGGGACCGACGAGGTTCAGACTCGCGCCGCCATCAACACGGAGATTCGCTCCATCGCCCGCGTCGCCGGGCTTGACCAGGCGTTCGTGGACGGTCTCATCGACCGGCAGGCGGACGCCGACGAGGCCCGTCGCGCCGCGTTCGAGGAATTGGCCCGCCGTGGCGGCGGCGACATCCGCACCGAACAAACGCGGGTGGAACTCGTGGACTCCCACGACGACCCCGAGACCCGCGCGCGACAGATGGGCGAGGCTCTCTACAGCCGGATCAACCCTCAGCACGAGCTTTCCGAGCCCGCCCGGCGCTACGCCTACGCGACGCCGGTGGACATGGCCAAGGAACTGCTGACGCTCCGGGGATTCCAGACCACCGGCCTGTCGCCCGCCACCCTGATCACCCGGGCGCTGCACACCACGTCGGACTTCCCGATCATCCTCGGCGACACCATGGGGCGGGTGCTACGGGAAAGCTATCAGGCCGCGCCGTCCGGCATCCGTCGCCTGGGCCGCCAGACCTCGGCCAAGGACTTCCGCTCCATCAACAAGCTGATGCTGGGCGAAGCCCCCATGCTGGAGAAGCTGAACGAGCACGGCGAGATCAAGGCCGGCACCATGACCGAGGCCCGCGAGGCCTACAAGGTCGAGACCTGGGCGCGCAAGATCGGCATCACCCGCCAGGTGCTGGTGAACGACGATCTCGGAGCCTTCTCCGATCTCGCCCGTCGCCTAGGATCGGCCGCCGCCGAGACCGAGGCCCGCATCTTGGTCGATCTCCTGGAATCCAACACTGGCAACGGTCCCAAGATGGACGACGGCAAGACCCTGTTCCACGCCGATCACGGCAACAAGGCCGCCGCCGGCGCCGCCATCTCCGACGCCACGTTGTCCGCCGCCCGGCTGGCGCTCAGGACGCAGAAGGGTCTTTCCGGCCAGCCGATCCGGGTGACGCCCAAGCACCTGCTGGTCCCACCCGCCCTGGAAACCGAGGCCGAGAAGTGGCTGGCCACCGTGGCGGCGGCCAAGGCGGCGGACGTAAACCCGTTCTCGGGCAGCCTGTCCCTCGTGGTCGAGCCCCGGTTGGCGAGCGCGACCCGCTGGTACGTCACCGCCGACCCTGGCGAGATCGACGGCCTCGAGTTCGCCTACCTCGCCGGCGGCGAAGGGCCGCAGGTGGAAAGCAAGTCCGGCTGGGACGTGGACGGCGTCGAGATCCGGGTGATCCTGGACTACGGCGCGGGCTTCGTCGATCACCGTGGCTGGTACGCCAACGCAGGCGCGTGATGGCCGACCTCGCCCAACTGACCTCATGGCGTGACGCGCTGATGGAGGCCCGCTACAAGGGCGTCCGCACCGTCGAATATGACGGCAATCGCGTCACCTACGCCACCGACACGGAAATGGCCAACGCGCTGGCCGACCTTGAGCGCCGGATCGCCGGCGCGGGCGAAGGCCGCGTGTCGGTCGTCCGCGTTCAATCCTCGAAAGGAGTCTGACCCATGAAGACCTTCATCCAGGAAGGGAACATCATCACCGTCACGGCGGCGGCCAATATCACCAGTGGCGACGGCGTGCTCGTCGGCAGCATCTTCGGCGTCGCGGCGACGGATGCCATAGCCGGAGAGGAGGTCGAGATCGCCACCGTCGGTGTCTACGAGCTACCGAAGCTCTCCACCGCCGTCATCGCCCAGGGCGACCGGGTGGCGTGGGACGACACGGCAAAGGAAGTCGTGCTGCCCGGCGTCGGGTTCTATCCCGTCGGCGTCGCGACCGAGGCGGCCGGGAGCGGTACTGCCACGGTCAAAGTGCGGCTGGACGGGATCGCGACGGTGGCGGCGTAAAGGGCGAATTCGCCCATGCAAGAGATTCGACGCAACACCCCATATGTGGTATCGTCCACGCCACTATGGACAAATTGTTGCGATTTTCAGACTATGACATCTTCACCTACCTCGCAAGCGGTTTTGCAGCGTTTGCGGGGTGGGATTTGCTGTTCTCGACACGGTACGTCATCGGGGCGCAGTGGTCGGTGTCCTCGGGGACCATTGCGATTGTTGCGGCATACGTGATTGGGCAGATTCTCGCATCCCCAGCCGCATGGCTCATCGAGCGGCAGCTCGTACGGCGCGCCCTCGGACGACCAGCAGAAGTGTTGATGAGGACGGAGCCATTGAGGAGATGGCGGAAGTGGGCGGCGCGTTTCACGCTGACGGAGTACTATACCCCGCTGGAAGCATCGTTGGCCGAACGCCTTCGCACGTTCATGACGTCAAAGGGAATCAGTTCCAGTGAAGGCCTTTTCTGGCTGGCCTTCTCCGTCGCGAAGTCATCCCCAGCGGCGACGGCACGAATGGATGCGTTCTTGAGACTTTATGGCTTCTGTCGAAACATGGCCTTCGTAGCATTGATAACGGGAATCGGTCTGTTCACGAAACTGATCTTGCATTGGCGAACTATCGGCTGGGATGACGCCGCGGAGGTGATGGCCGCTTATTCCGTTGCATCCCTACTCGTGGCCTTCGGCATGTTGCTCCGTTATCTCAAATTTTACAGGCTGTTCAGCGTGGAGGTTTTGGTGACCTTCGCCAATTCCCTAGAACAGGAGCCTACACGCGCATGAGGATAGACATTTTCGACGTCGGCCACGGCAATTGTTCCCTCATCACTTGCCCCAATGGCGCACGCATCATGGTCGATTGCGGGTACAGGACTGATCCCGGTTGGTTTCCGTCTGTGACCTTTGCCAACCAATTTATCGACCTGTTGGTATTCACGAACTTGGACGAAGATCACGTCGCCGATCTTCCATACCTATGGGACCGCACCCGTTTCGGCGCGATCTTCACCAATCCAAGTGTAGACGCCAATGCGCTAGCCGCTATGAAGCGCGACCACGGCATGGATGACGGCGTTCAGCACGCCCTTTCCATCATCAATTATTTTGGTTCTGGTGCTATCGGCCAACTTCCGCTTCTGGGATCCGTGTCTGCGTGGGCATACTGGAATCGCTATGCCACGGACTTCACCGACACGAACAACCTCAGCCTCGCCGTTTTTGTGCGTTACGGAGCCTTCACGATTCTGTTCGCCGGCGATCTCGAAACCGCAGGATGGCGAGCCCTGTTAAGATCGCCCTACTTCCAGTTCGACTTAGCTTCCGTCAACGTTCTTGTGGCCTCCCACCATGGTCGGGCGAATGGCCAGTGCGACGAGGTATTCAAAGTCTGTCGTCCCGACGCGGTGATATTCTCCGATGATCGACGGCAGTACGACAGCCAGAACACCGATGCTTGGTATCGAGCCAGGACGAAAGGCATCGTTGATTTGGACTCTTATCGTCACCCGATGGGATGCGGGATGCGGCATGTCCTGACGACCCGGCGCGATGGCTCGATGCAGATCAACGTCGCCCCCGAGGGCCGCTTCCTGGTTACGCCTGAGCGAACGCCTCCCCGTGGCCTGTTGGCGGAACTTCTCGCGGCATCTTGACGCCATCCGTTGACATGGTGCGCCAATGCCCGCCGAGCGGGTTGTTGACGCAGTGTTGACATGACTGCTGTGGGAGACGACACAGAAAGAGAAAGGCCGATAACTATTTAAGTTATCGGCCTTAATGGTTGCGGGGGCAGGATTTGAACCTGCGACCTTCAGGTTATGAGCCTGACGAGCTACCGGACTGCTCCACCCCGCGGGTGTTGGGTGGTTGGGTATCGAGGGTTCGGGGCGCCGGGGCGCGGTTGGCGCCGGTTCCCCGGGGGGATGGAGAGG